AGGGTTTTTATTCCCTCTCTAATAGTGATTATTCTGTTCTGTTATTAAACTGCCATTCCAATAGCAATAATACCTACTGTGTAAATATGAGGCGTGGAGCTTGCCGATGGTCTCAGCAAAAAGCACGTTCCACAGTTTGCGTTGGGATTGCTCCCTAAGTTATGCAAAATGTTGCAAGAAGCACCGCTATCTGCGGCCGTTCCCGAAGTAACAATAGTCGGTTGAGACGCGAACGGCTTCGCAAAATCTCCGAGCTGAATTTCGGAGCTATTAATAAATCCTCCGCCGAAAGCTGTTTCAATTGTTAACGAGGTAGTTTGGAACATTTTTGTGCAAATCTGTAGCTTGCCGGGAAGAACGATATACATGCCGTTACTATTCGTTCCGCTTTCGATTGCGAGGGCGGCAACGGATTCTTGCAGAGAGGTAATGTTCGTTGCGTTCGTTTCTGATGCTGTTTTTGCCTGCACGGCAATTGTGTTCGCGTTATTTGCCTGTGTTGAAGCACTCGAAGCAAGTGCATTAGCTGTGTCAGCGGTCGACTGTGCGCCAGACGCGGCAGTTGCGTTGTTATGCATTGCTGTGTCAATAGCAACCATAGCTCCGTTAAAGTCTCCCAAATAGGTGGGCTTATCTGTTCCGATATACTGTGGAAGTTCATAATAGGTTGTTTTGTTTGTGTAACTCATTTTTTATATCTCCTTTATAATTTTTTAGTTGGGTAAACCTGTTTCATCAAACGCTTTAGCGGTCAACTCGTAACCGTCAAAAATTGTACAAGTTAGGCCGGAACGAGAATCAAATTCTTCTGCCGTTATTGGCGATGTCCTGTGTAAATCATAAAGCTGATTAACAACCTGCTTTATTAGTACATATTCACCTGTAATCGGCGAGCTCATATAAAAGTTTGGGTCTTTAAACAAAATGTTTAATGAGTTAAAGTCAAAGTCATAAGCACTTATGTTTAAGTTGTCAAACTCTGTGCAGCTTATTAAAGAGCCGTCAAACTGTGAACAGTTTATTGCGTTGCTTCGCATGCCATTCCACATGTTATTTAACGTGTTTTGCAAACTATCCATTAATCCAGTTACTGGGTTAACTACAATAATATTTTGCAAATCGGGTAAATCAGCTATCAAGTTATTTATTTGCTCTTCAACCCACGCTTGCAAATATTTTGTGTTAGAAGAAATCAGACTATTTAAAATGGATATTTGTTCATTTATATAGCCAGTTACTTTTAATATTTCTGAATCAACATAAGCTTTTCCGTCTTTTCTAAGCTGTTCAAGATTAAAATTGGTAATGTTGATTTCATTTTGTAAATATTCTTTTAAGATTCTTATTTGCTCGTCAGTATAGTCGTTTGTAGTATCTTGAAAGTTATTTACAAAATCAATAACTTCATTCAATTTTTGCGAAACCTTACATAAAGTTTCATAATAACTTAAGCTGTCATCATAAACAAGCGGAATTACCTTTTGACACCAAAATCGAAATTGTTTAACTCTTTCGTCCATTTTATTACCTCCTTTTTAATATAGATTTAAAAACAAATCTTTAAACTCTTCAATAAACATTTCGTCTACGTTAATAATAGCATCTCTATAGCTCGTTAATAACTCACTTACTGGGTGGCTGGGTGTGGAGCCAGTTCTTTGAATTGTGTATATTTCAGTTTCATTTCTATCACTTTCACTATTTCCCTGTTGATTGCTTTGGGTAGTTTGATTCGTATTTGATGTTGAATCATTGCTCGTCTCATTAGAACGAGTAGCATAGTCTTTTCCATTAAGCGTTGTTTGAGGCAAATCGCTTTCGATTGTTTTACCGATGTCTTTTGCTGTATTATCTATATTTGATAATGACGAATTAGAAAGCAAATTTTTTATTTTTTCAGCAAAAGTTTTGTTCCCGCTGTAAACCTCCTTAAAGTTTGTGTCCCATAAATAATTAAACTCAAGGCCAATTGTTTTATAAAGCTCATTATAATAAGGAGCTTTCATTATAAATCTGTCTTGTAAAAATACTTTCCAAAGTCCAACTGTTTCAAAACCTATTTCACGCATAAGGTAATGGCGGATAAACTTTTCTTTTATCTCTAAATCTTTATCGCTATTTTCTATGCCTGTTGTAAAGTTGAAAATAAACGGAATAGCGTTATCTATTTTATCTTGCAGGCTCATGCCCTCGTTATTCATCGGAGCCATATTTACTATATTTATCAGTTGCGTTGTATATTTGCTCAAGGTTATTACCTCCGTTTAAGTTAGGCTCATTTACCATGGTCGATATCTCGCTGTTAAAACTAACTTTTATATCAAGACCAAACATTTTGTTGATTTTGTCAACCGAAATTTGTCGAGCGTTTAAAAATACTTTTCTTTGCGCCTCAACATTTCCATAATTAGAAGCGACCTCGTCAGCAACTAACCTTTCTCGTTTGTCTTGATTAGAATTTTCAATACCAAGAAATGTTAACGCTTCATTCCATATCTGATGTTTTAACACTTCTAATTTGTCAGATACAAACGGAGCATCAGTTTTTAACGATTGAATACCCGTCAAGTCTAAATCCTTATTACCAAAAATGAATGGCTCGTTGCCGTCATACTGCATGTACAAGTTTTGCATTGTTAAACGTTGTTGTTCAGATGCTATTACCATTATAGGTGTTTTTTGCGACTTAACGTTAACATCTATTGACCTTTCTATCTCGTACATTCTATAAGCATACTGTTCGATAGTTATAAACGTGGGCAAGTGTAAATAGTTATTCCACATAATAACAGAGTTGTTAACGTCAAGTGTTGAGTTTGAATAGCCGTTAGCACCTATTGCAGTATATCTTGTAGGCTCTCCGTATACATCTAACTTTTCAAAATTGCCTGACAAACAAAGATAACCTAAATATTCATCTTCAAAAAATATACAATATCCCTTTTCAAAAAATTGTCGTTCCAAATATTCAATGTTAATAGAATCTGGAACGTTCTCCCACTTGAAAGAGTTTATAGCCAGATTTTTTAACCTATATAAATAATCAAAATATGTTTGATTGTTTCGTTCGGCGCTCTGCCACCTGTAACGTTTATTTTTGCTCATACTGGGTCATTGCTCCTCGAATAGTCTCCAACGTAGTCTCCGTGCCAAAATGTTATGCCGTTATTAAAACAGCTTTTTATTTTTGCTAAATCATCAAACGGTACTTTTCCTGTTATATTTGCTTCTAAGGTCTTCACATAATTCCATGACGGGCGGCTGTTTATATTCGGTTTTTTTAGTCTTTTAGTAGCATACCCAAATCTTGAAAAATAGTCATCTATTATCTTTAAGTTATCCTCTCTTAAATGCCTGTTATAAAAATAAAAATTCATTTCAAAAGTTCCGGTGAGCGTAGAAGTACCTTGACTTCCTCGTGTTTGGTCGCTTTTAAATGATGCTTGCACAACGTTATTTATTGTGTTTGATATCCCTAAAACTCCCTCCGCTACTCCAAAAGGATTTCCTGTAGCAATAGATGCGCCTGTTGATATCATATTTCCAACTAATTGAAGCATTGTTCCAGTTGCGTTTTGTGCTAACCAAGCCTTATACGTATCTATCGACCATGCAAACTGTGGGAATCCGCTTAAACATAAACTTTCATCAACATTATATGTTTGACTGTTATAAGCTATAGGCTCGAGTATTATTTCTGGATTACAACTTAAAGCGCAACTTAATAAAAATCCACATTCATTTTCATTTGCAAAATATTCATACCTATAGGCTTTAGATTGACCAGAAGCAGAAGACACCTGTAAGTAGTTATAAGGATATGTAAATAACTTTTTATTTTTAGGAACATACCCACCTATTGAGCTATAATTTTTATTTGCGTCAAAACGTTGGCTTTTAGCTAAGCTATCCGTAGTATAAAAAGCTAGTGGCATTATAAAGGTAGAAGCAACTGAATCTTGTTGCCCTGCATTTACTACCGCTTGTAAATAAGATTTTAGCTGTTCAACTTCTGCTTCATTATTTATAGGTCCAGCAATATAATTAAGTCCTGTAAATAGACCACCTATATATCCACCCGGTGGGTCTTGACCCTCTACTTGATAACCTGCCGCAATAACCGCAACATAGTAATCAAAAAATGGAGTTTTTTCTGCTGTTTCTGTTACATAATCACCAAGCTCAATATTTTCAGCGACAAGATTGTCACCTATGTTATCCGTAACGCTATGTTCCCTCTCAACATAGCAATCATTTATCTTAAGATCGAACCACCATGTTTGAATGGCATCTATTTCATACGATACTACACATGCGTTGATGTTTACCCACTCGATTCCTGTTATAAAGCCGTAAAACCATTTATTTTTATAGTTGGCATTTTGAAACATGACGTAGTTACAGTCATAAATATTGTCTGCAACAACGTCAAGCCTAATCGTGTTTGGGATTCGAACGGGTGCAACCTGCGCGAACGAATATTTTGTTTTCCCCATGAAAAACGCCGTTTGTTCAGATACGCTCGAAAAATAGAGCGTATCTGAATAGCTTGAATCTAACGGCACGCCCGATAAAACTCGGACGTTAGAAAGGGGTGTAAAAGAGGTAACTGCCATTTTTATGAACCAACCGTAATTGTCGCTGTGCCTGTCTTTTCGCCATCAAAAACAGATGTAGCTGTAAGCGTCAAGGTAGTGTTAGCCTCTTCGCTTGCGATGGTAACTGTGCCCGTTTCATCAACAGTAGACGTTACCGTTTCTGTTCCGGTCAACTTCCATGTTACGTTTTTAGGCGCAAGCCCCGTTGTTACCACAGCCGCGCTGAATTTTGCAGACTGTCCTTTTTGGATTGTTTGCGAGCCCGGAGTAACAGTAACGGAAGTAACACCCGGAGTTGAAGTCGTGAACAAAATAGCGTTAGAAAAAGGCGACGTACTGAACGTTTTCCATACATGATAGAAATAGTTCCAATAAAGACCTTGCGGATTATAAATCTCCGTTGTATTGTAAAGGTTGTCGTAAATCATAAACCAATCTTTATCCACCATAAGGCCTTGAATATTGGACAGCTCTGTCATTTCCTCCTTTGTAAAAGGAGTAAAGGTAGTATATGGGTCATCAGCAAAAATCAAGGCAAGGCGGTCGTTATCAAACGTACCGAAGCCGTCAACATAAATCTGCCGACCTAGAAGTTCAGCTTTATTCATGTTAAACGAAAGTGCGAGCACTTCAACGTCAAAAATAGAGCTTATTTCTGTCGTCAAAATCATGTACAGCGAAGTGATATCGCTGTAGGTATTAACGCCCGCGGCGTTGAATTTTGTTGACATAAAGCCAAGATTTTTAGCATAAGTTACCATCTGAGACGTTATAGAACGAGCGTTGTCAGCAGTAGGAGCCTCGATGTTAACTGAATAGATGTCACCGTTAAGAGCTTCACGGGCAATCATATACTTCATTACGATAAATTCATCATAGTTAGCGCCCGTGTAAATCTGTTCGATGATTCTGTTAATAAGGTCGCTTACTCCCTCATAAGACAAGAACGCCTGATGAAGCTGCTCACGGCTTACGGTCGTCGGATAGTATTTCTGGTAGTTCATCGAATGGAAAGCAGATTTCACATCGGGAATCCGACGCTTAAAAACTTCAGTTTCAGCCTTTACCGGGTCATACTGATAAGGCGTTGCAATCTGGACAAAAATTTCTTCGATTGTTTCGCCGTATTCAAGAACGCCACGTTTAAAGCCGCTCCACGGATTTTCGTAAAGTCTACTCGTAACAACGACCTGCGCAATCCGGTTGATAAGAGCACTCAAAAAAGCGTTCTGAAGTGGCTGATATTCGAGCATGACGTTTCCGATTGCTCTAAGCGAACGAACAGCATCTTCCCGAGTTGCTCTCGCACCATTAGCCATAATGTCGCCCTCGCTGATAGCGTAAGGAATCATATCAGCATACGTTCCACCGACCTCATTTTTGATAGAGTTTAGAACGTTTGCGCTGTTTTTTGCTGTGATAGAATTTGCTTTTTTAGGTATCGTAGGCATTTATTTTTCCTCCTTGTTTTCGTCGTTTTCGTAAAGAACGTTATCGATTTTTACATCTTCATAGTCCTCTCCATCATCTGTTTTTTCCTCTTCGGGCTCTTCCTTTTCAGAGGCTTCAAAAAAACGTTCACGATATTTTTTCTTGAGCTCGTCGTATTTTTCTTTCCAATTTTCAAAATCTTCGAGCTCGTAAAACTCGTCATCGCTTTCATCATTATAACCGTTGATGTTTTTCCCGTAGTTGTCGATAACCTCTTTAATAGCGATAACTCTATCAAGGTCATCTTCCGAAAAATCGTAGCGTTCGATTAAATCCTTGAAAAAATCGTTTAGATATTTTCCGCGAAAAAATTTCATATTTACGTCTCCTTTTTATATTATTCTTCTTGTCCAGAACCACCATGGCATACTTTTAGTTGGTTTTACAGGTGGCTTACCACTTAAAAATTGATACCAATATACAGCGTTTGCAACACGTTCAGCTTCTGCGGGCACTCCGGGGCGTTCATATTCCCAGCAAAATGCAAGAGCTAAGTCCCCGGGATAATCTAAGGAATGAGCCCACTCGTCCCATGTATATTGCCATTGACCGCGTTTATACCATTGGGGCTCTATCCCTCTATGTGCTATTCCAGTCGATTCCTCATACTCTGCCCAAATAACGTTACATTGTTTATCAGGATTTTCCCAATCGGAATGGCCTCCATATAAAACGTCGAGAACCGCATACAAGTCGTCGGGCGGAGTCCACTGGACAAGTCCATGACCGGTGCCTCCTATTTCTATTAAAGCAGGATTTAAGGTGGATTCACGTTGCATATTTCCAAGCAATCCAGCAACTGCATTTACAGTCCACCCACGTGACCCGTAAAAGTTCCAAACCTCTGTAGCGTTTGGTTGCATCTTTTCAAGCCCGAAATATTCACTATTTCCACCAATTATCCACGCCATTAATAACTTTTAAGCGACGGGTTATTCCCTGTCGCGTAAACAAGGAACGCCGCGAGCGCTGTTCCAATAGCACCTATCCACCACGGAAGTTCAACTCCCGCGCTTACTCCTGCGCCGACGAATGCTTCATATACTGCCGAAATCGCACCAATCCAAAAGATAGGTGACTTTGTTCTGCTCTGTTCCATTTATAAGTTTACCGCCTTTCTTATAACAACTCCAACCTCTCCATTGCTTCTTTTTACTCTTACGAAATCGGAGCTTTTTTCGTTTTCCACAATAGTAACCTTTTCCCCTGCGGGAATCGTTGTTTGCTGTGTGTTAAAATAAGTTGTGTACAGCATTGTTACTGTTTCTTCGGGTTCCGGCTCTGGCTGTTCAGGCTGTTCAGGAGCGTTACCCTTACCGAAAAAAATTTCCAAAACATCACAGATGATGTTTACAAACGCTTGTTGATTATTTTTGTACAGCATCAAATCATTATAATTAGTTATGAATCCGTTTTCAAGAGTAATAGCAGGCATGTCAGTTTTTTCAAGAACAGTAGCACCCTGCTGTTTTGCTCCTCTATTATTGAACCCTATCCCCGCAAGACTGTTAACCATATACGCCGCAAGGTCTTTGCTTGTTTGCGAAGCATTTCTTCCATAAAGGACTTCGATTCCATTCGCCGAAGCTGTTCGATAGCTGTTCATGTGGAAGCTAAGAAACACATCGGCTCCAAAATCGTTAGCTGATTCAGCTCTATAGTTTAAAGATTCGCTTTGTGATGCAGAATTAGACGGAGGATATACGTCTGTCATTCTTGACATCATAGTCACATGACCACGCCTGTTAAGCTCACTATTTACAAGTTTGGCTAAATATAAAACGTTGTTGCTTTCACTTTCGCCATATCCAATGGCTCCACTATCTTTCCCGCCATGGCCGGGGTCTAAATACGCTTTCATTTATTCAAATATATCTCCCTTTGTATATCAATTTTATCATTGATTTTAGAAATCATATTCGTGTTATTGGAAACGACCTCGGTTAGCTCCTCAATCAAAAGCGCATAACGTTCGGTCAGCTCTTTTCGCTCTCTCCTATGTGCATCAATGACATACTTAATAAACACTATCAAAATGATGCACATAACAATTGGAAAACCAAGAGACGCTATTAATTGAGCAATAAGATTCATATCCATTTATTTTACCTCTATATATATAATAAGGTAAGAAAAATTTTGTGTCAAGCATTTTTTAAAAAATTGAAAAAAAAATAAAATTTTTATTGACTTTTTGTATAGATGTGATATGATTAAAGCATCAAAAGGCCGTTTGATAAATATAATACGAAAGGAAAAAAAAAAATGAAAAAAATTAGAAGAAACGTTAAGCACTATACCTATGTTTTCGGTAAAGTTGGTAGTTTTGATGATTCTGATACAGCTAAAATTACCGAAATGAAAAACGTTGAAAAATGGGGCGAACCGCTTAGTAAACGTGAAATGAGTAACTTTACATACGACGGTTATGTATTACTCAATGGAAAAGAAACAGATATCATGTTAGAGGCCGACTTGGAAAAATTTGTTGAAATAGCTGAAATTACGGAGGTATAAAAATGGAAAACGCTGTTGCAATTTATGATGACAATGAAAAAATGATAGCTGAACTTAACGCTGAAAGAAACGTTCAGTATTGCTCATTTAAGCCGAAAAATGAAGACGATGAAATCCTTTTGTTCAACGTTATGAACAATCCAAAATACAGGCTTAAGGATTTTATCAACAAAACGATTGCTGTTAAAGATGTATTTTGCGAAATCGTACAATGTGTGAACAAAGAAACTGGAGAGGTTAACTCTGCTCCGCGTATCGTTCTAATTGATGACAAGGGAGAGGGTTATCAATGTGTATCGCTCGGTATATTTTCAGCAATCAAGAAAATATTTAACGTAAAGGGTGAGCCGTCGACATGGAAAGCACCTATCCATTTAGAGGTCAAACAAATAACAAAGGGTGTAAACTCTATGCTAACGTTGAATATGGTTAAATAATAATTAAGTGGTGGGTGGGTGGGAATTTTATGGAGGTGATTTTTTTGAAAACAGTTGGGGGAGTTTATTACAACTTAAAAGAATCAACATATACACTAAATTCCTCTGGTTTGATTTTTTATTTCAGTTCTAAACTATATAAAAATATGTTCATAAGAGACAGAAACAAACATCGGTTATATACAAAACAAATTTTAAAAAATAAGATTGGTTTAAATGCAGACATTAACACAATAGCAGATATATCGTTGTATAAAAAAATAGAAAAACGCGGATTTTACATATTAAATGAATGGGGTGCAGAGGTATGGCCAAAAATAGTAATATTAGATGGAGAAAAAGAGATATTGAACGAATACGAAAAACTGCTCAAAGATTCAACGCAAAAATAACCCGATTAGAAAAGAAAAACCCGGAGTTTTCGCGCTTTTACCCAGAAAGAATAAGCACGAAAGAATTACAATCAATACCGACACGAAAGGAATTTAACAGAATTATAAAGGGCTATGAAAAATTTTTAGAAAAAGGGTCGGAAAAACTAAGATTTTCAGAAAAAGGATACGGACTTACTGATTGGGAAATTAAAGAAACTCAACAAAATGTTCGTAGAGTTAACAGACAAAATGCAATCAAAAAAGAACGGATAAAACCCTCAACCGAAAAAGGTACTATGGGGTTGGTTGAGAAAAATAACTTAAAATCCTATTCCACAAATTTTGATAAAAGAACTTTTGAAGAGTTTAGAAAATTTGAAAGATTTTTAGAAAAAAATTTGTCATCAAAATATAGGAATGAAAAGGCAAATTTATACAAACAAAACTATATTAACGCCATTAACCAAAATTTAGGTAATCACCCATATGGTAAAATATTAAAAGATTTGATAAATGAATTAGATATCGACACTTTATTAGATGGCGCCGCTGATTCACCACAGCTTCAAATTCAATTTATATCGTTGCCCTCAAACGACTACAATATTATTGCAGAAGAAACGTTAAGTTACTGGTTAGATTTTCTAAATAGAAATGGCATCGAAACAGAAGCTATGCGCGGACTTTGAAACGACTACAGACAAAGAGGATTGCAGAGTTTGGGCGGCTGGGTTAATTAACATATACACGCAAAAATTTACATATACAAATAATCTTAACGATTTTATGGCAAAAATATTAAATATTGATGAAGCTATAATTTATTTTCACAATCTAAAATTTGATGGGGAGTTCATTCTATATTGGTTATTTGAAAACGGATTCACACATTCAAGGGCGCGACACCCTAATGAAAAAGAGTTTACTACATTGATATCCGACAAAGGAGCTTTTTACTCGATGGAAATTTGTTTGAACGATAATATTATAAAAATAATAGATTCTTTAAAAATTTTACCATTCAAAGTTGAAGCCCTACCTAAAATGTTCGGAATAGAAGATAAAAAACTATCAATAAACTATACTGAAAAAAGAGAGATTGGTCATATTTTAACAGATGATGAAGTTGATTATTTAAAAAATGATGTTACAATTGTTGCAAAAGCTTTAAAAATTTTGTTTGACGAGGGACATACAAAAATGACGCAAGGGTCTAATGCTTTGGCAGACTATAAAAAAACAATAGGTACAAAAAACTTTAAAAAATGTTATCCACCACCAAACTATGACCATGACATACGGCAGTCCTACAGAGGTGGGTTTACTTATGTAAATCCAAAATTTGCGGGTAAGATAATAAGTGAGGGGTTAGTTTTTGATGTAAATAGCCTTTATCCCTCTGTTATGAAAAATGATATGTTACCGATTGGAGAGGGTATATTTTTTAATGGTAAGTATGAAAAAGATGAAGTATATAATTTATACATTCAGATGTTTAGATGTCAATTTGAACTAAAACCCGGGCATATACCAACTATTCAGCTAAAAAACCTATCAATATTTAAAGTTAATGAATATGTTGAATCGTCAAAAGATGAAATAATAACACTATGTTTGACATCGGTCGATTTAGAGTTATTTTTCAAACATTATAATATATACAATTTAGAATATATCTCGGGGTGGAAGTTCAGAGGTGTTCATGGAATGTTCGATGACTATATTAACAAATGGTATAAGGTAAAAGAACAAGCGACAATTGATAAAAACTTAGGTATGAGGACGTTAGCTAAACTAATGCTTAACGCGTTATACGGAAAATTTGGTCTAAATCCTAAAGTTAAATCAAAAATACCGTACTTATTAGATGGTAATGTTAAATACGAAATTTCTCAGCCAGAAACGAGGGAGCCTATTTATATACCGATGGCCACTTTTATAACAGCCTATGCTCGTAAAAAAACAATAGAATCTGCACAAAAGTTGTACGACAGATTTATATATGCCGACACCGATTCGCTTCATCTTTTAGGGAAAGAAATACCAAAAGAAATTGAAATAAGTAATACAAAACTCGGGGCATGGAAGTTGGAGGGAGAGTTTCAAAAAGCTAAATTTTTAAGACAAAAATGTTACGTTGAAGAAATAAACAATAAATTAAACGTAACATGTGCAGGAATGCCGGAAGCATGTCACAAATACGTTACGTTTGATAATTTCGAATTTGGCAACAAATTCGCGGGGAAGCTACAGCAAAAAAGAGTAAAGGGCGGTATCGTTTTATTAGATATTGACTTTACTTTAAAACCATGATAGAATGGAGGAAAGGTATAAGAGCAAGTTAAATAGACAAAGGGTGGTATCACGGCGTAAAAACTGCACTTTTTTGCTCGGGTTTGATAACTGCTATTTTGCTCTCTTATACCTTATTTTATATGTATTTAAATGTAAAAAAATTATTACCGTATCAAAGAAATTTTATATTTATAAATGGTGAACGTTCAATTGGAAAAACATACTCAACATTAAAATTTATAATTTCATCATGTATAAAAAACTCTACTGAATTTGTATACATTGTTAGAACACAATCAGAAAAGAAAGACGGTATTTTTAAACAAGCTCTACAAAAAGTATTAATGAACGAGTTTAAAACGTTAAAAACCGATATAAATAATGATGATTTTTATATTGAACATAACGATGTAAAAATACAGCTTGGTTATTGTTTAGCTCTTTCAGAAGCACCAAAAATAAAACTGCGTTCGTTTCCAAAAGTAAAGTATATTATTTTTGATGAATACACTTTGGAAGAAAAACAGCAACGAAACTACATAAACGGTTTTAAAGAACCAGATTTACTTTTGTCAATTTATCATACAATAGACAGAGAGGAGGACAGGGTTATTTGTTTTATGCTCGGAAACAACACCTCTTTTTACAATCCCTACCATCTTCACCCCGCTTTTAATATTCCACCAACAAAACGCAATAGAATATGGTGTTCTAAAAATGTTCTCTTTTATTGGGCAACAAGCGACAAAGAACTGATAGAAAAGAAAAGCAATTGCAAATTTTTGGAAATGATAAATAATACTGATTACGGCAAATATGCAAAGGACGGCGAATATATTGAAGATAATTATAACTTCATAGACAAAAACGTTTCTGGTAATTATTATTGTACAATTTTATATAATAATGAAAGCTTTGGAATCGTTGCAAACAATAAAAAAGGTTTATGTTTTGTAACAAACAAAATTGACCCATATAAAAAACTTGTATACGCACTAACAAAAGACGACCACAGCGAAAATACTATGTTAACAAAAGGAAAAAAGAATACTGTATTAAAATGGATAATCGAGCAATACAAATTGGGCAATATGCGTTTCGTGAATATGGAAATAAAATCTAAATTTGAAAGCGCAATAAAATTGATACTATAGGGTTGCAAAAATATTTAAACTATAGTATAATATATTTAGGGTACGAATATTAATTGAAAGGGGGGTAAACTATGAACAATTACGATGAAGAAAAGTACAGATTGATTAAAGAGTTGCGAGAAGAATTAGAAAATTACAGAAAAGCAAGAAACGTACTCTACACTATTGCTAAAGTTTTCGCTATAATAGCGGCGGCAATAGCAATAATTCTTATTCTTGGAGGTGGTTTATTATTTTAAACGTAATAGTGCAACATGAACACGGCGGCTATTGTGCTTATGTTCAAGAAACAGGCGAGTTTTTATGCTACGGTGACAACTATAACGAAACCTATAATGAAGCGTGTTTGATAGCAAGCATAATAGACGAAAACAAAAATAAGTAAATAACCGAAAATATTCGTAAGCACAGGAGGGAAAATTTTTTCCCTCCTATTTAATATTTTTTATAAAAATCTATTGACAATTTTATAGATATAGTATATAATAAAATTACCGAAAGGGATAAAGGAGGTAATAAAATGAAAAAAGATTTTGAAGTTTTCAAGCTAACAGGAAAGGCAACTGTAGAACAGGTAATTAAGGATTTGAGAGAACAAAGCGACATTCTTTACGGAATGGACGACGAAGAAGCCTACGAACATGTAAGCGAAGCAATGAAAGAGGGAAGCATAGATACAAACTATAGTGCGTTTCTTGATGGTGGAACTATAATAACCATTACGCTTTAAGGAGGTTGAGATGTATAAATTAACGATTAAAATGTATGGCGAGGAAGTTTCGCAAATATATGACACAAAAGAAATAGCTATAGACACTCTAATGAAATGTTTATCATTTTACCCAAATATTGAAAATTATAGTATTGATGAAATAAAGGGAGGAAAAAATGAAGCTAAATAACACTGCATCGCACGATAATTATACTGTACAAATAATATTACAAAATGGTGAAGCAAAACATTTCTTCACCGGGCCAAAATTAGAAGCGGCAATAGAGCTAATAAAAGATTTAATAAATGGAAGATATTATAATATAAGGTCAGCTAATATTATCGTAACAACAACAACGATTATGAATGCGTATTCAAAGGAGCATTGAAAATGAAAGTAAATTGTTTCAAAAAAAATATATTGGTCGGATTCGAAGAATTAAAAGACACATCTCCAAACGGTATTGAATTATTTATGGCTAAAAATAAACTCGACTATATAACAGGCAAATATTTCCCAATAGCTATCAAAAAAGGTTTTAATGTTTATATATCTACAACATTTTTGATGACTAACAGAACAGAATAATCACTATTAGAGAGGGAATAAAAACCCTCTCTTTTGTTTAAATTTTTTCAAAACCCTATTGACAAAATTTATAATGTGGTGTATAATATAATCAAGAAAGGAAAGAGAGGTAATAAAAAATTTACAGAGCTGACGAAAAAATAAGTTGAGTGATGGGGAGGCAAAATTTTAGAGGGGGTAAATCCGAACTTACA